CAAGAATTGGATGAGGGCCTCCCTCTTCCCCAAGAGGACTACTGGGGAAGTTGTAGGGCTGGTAGACGGGCCAGTACCGACACCACAGGAAGTTCGTGGTGGCCCATTCTCGTGGGATAAAGCATGGTTGCGTTGCATGAACACTCTAAAACAGAATTTACAATCTGAAATTGTGGGCTGTGTGAATCACAACCATGTGGACCCCCGCCCTGAGTGGGAGATTGCTGTTACCGAAGGATTGGCCTCCACTGGTAACGTAATCATTAATAACACAATCCGTAGTACCGGATTTAATGTATCAGTAACAGCTGGTGGGGCTGTTGGCACGGTGGGTGTTATTTGTGGAATGGGCGTAGTTGTGAGCTATGCCCCACTGGTTGCAGGAGTCGCTGCGACATGGGCTGTATCAGCGCTTAGACGCGAGAGATCACATGCAGTAGATGTGACACTCTCAGTGTTAAATGACGATGTCCGCATTGGAGATCTGAAAGCAGCTGGTGGAAAAGAGGAGGCTGGTGGCGAAGACCAAGCTGCCGTTGATTCGGAGGATAATCCTGCAGAATCAACACGGGAGAGGCGTGAATTTGAGGTTCGTCGGAGAAAACCATTCTTCGGACCACAACCGAGAAATCATGGACGCATTCCCGTAATGGCTGGAGAAGTGGCAAACTTGTTGAAACTTAGGCATATAGGATTGAGAGACACTCCGGAAAATCGGTTTCTCATCCGAGCAGATGCGGGCAAGCGAGCCGAAGCTCTGAGGAGAGAAGGTGAAAGACCATGGAACACAGTTCGAAACGCTGAGCTGTTAAGCATTGCAATGCATGCTTCTGAAATGTATTGGATCTTGAGCCGAGATGAGGAATACGTTGGTGAGTTGTATTCCGAATCGCTTCTTCGGGGTTTACGCAGACGAAGAAATAGGTGGGTTTCTTCGTCTGTTTCTTCCAAATAGGGGTGCTTGGGTGAATTGCATGGGATAACCACAAAGTCAGATGTATCGGAGGAGTCGATACAAATGAACATTGTGGGACGTGAGAGCTTCCTGTGCAAGCCATCCAGGCGGGCTGGGGATCTGAGGAGATCCCGGGTCTATTATCGCGTACGAGGCGATAATGGCCCTGATTGGGATATTCCCAACAACGACATTTCATCGGTATCCCACGCTGTCCTGGAACGAGTTTTCTTCGTTAAGGACGGGCGTGGAGGGTTTGAGCGTGCTCCCAGGCCATGGGAGCATGAATCCGTACTACATGATAAGAACCCCAAATTGAGTGCCAGACTCAAGATACAGGAGAGATTGTCCAAATTCAGCAGTGAAATGGCTAAGTGCGCGGCGGATCATGGAGTAGTCAGCCCGTGTAGTGAAACAGAGTTTCTAGACTATTACGGTGGGGCGAAACGTAAGACGTACGAGCATGCTGTTGAAAGCTTCAAAACTCGATCGTTTGAAGCGAAGGATGGTCGCGTGAAAGTGTTTACCAAGGATGAGTACCTGAAACCAGGTGGGTGTCCGAGGGCGATACAGCCACGTTCTCCACGATATAATGTCAAGCTTGGGAGATACATTAAGGGAATAGAACATTTGATTTTTGAGGCAATCGATGACATTTTTGATGGAACCAAGGAACACAAGACGGTCGCGAAGGGAATGAACATGATTGAGAGAGGAGGAGAGATAAAGAGGATGTGGGATCGATATGCCTGTCCAACGGCGGTTGGATTAGAYGCATCACGATTCGACCAGCACATTAATGAATTGCTATTGAAGTTTGAGCATTCTATTTACAAGATGTGGACTGAGTTGGAAGGAGATGACCTTCCCCCTCTTCATCAATTGCTCCAAGCCCAGCTCAATAACTGCGGTATGTATATAGGAATAGATGGTGTTCTCAAGTATAAAGTAAATGGATGTCGCATGTCAGGCGACATGAACACCAGTCTCGGTAATGTTATCATCATGTGTAGCCTAATGTATTCATTCTTCGATACTAAGAAGATGTTGGGCAAGATTTCACTACTGAATGATGGAGATGACTGTGTCATCATTATGGAGCGGAGCGACGTTAAAGGGTTCTTGGATGGGTTAGAGGATTGGTTTTTAGAAATGGGGATTACGATGAAGGTTGAAGGAATTTTCACCTCTCTTGAGGAAATAGAATTCTGCCAATCTAGACCTGTATTCAACGAGGATTTTGGGTACGTGCTGATACCACGACCACAGAAGAGGCTGTATAGTGACCTAATAAGTACTAAAAATTTGCGATCAAAGAAAGTTTACAGAAAGCAAGTTGGTGCTATTGCAGGTTGCGGAATGGCCTTATCTAGCGGCACACCCATATTCCAGAACTTTTATAGTTGGTTGGGTCGAGGAGCATGTCCGTGGATACCAGAACAAGGTGATTATTATTATAAGTATCGCCAAGAATTGGTTGATCGGATGATGTACAGATATCGGAAACCGTCCATGCGGGAAAGGGTTAGTTTTTACTTTGCTTTCGACATCACCCCGTCGGAACAATTAGTCCTAGAAAAGTATTACGATGCCCTTCCTGATCCAGGATATTCGGAACCAGTCTTTGATCCTAGACGAGCTTTGGATCTACATCAATGTCTAGCGGAACCTGAGCAAAAATCAAAGCGCGAGGTGTGACTCAGCACCAACTGGGCTCTTCCAGTATAAAAAGGGGCCCCCCTCGGGCCTGGTACGGGGGAACAGAAGGAAAACTGTTCGCAATGGAAAACCCGGGACCGCTCGTTAGACGGAGGAAACATGGCCTAATGGAAGACGTTTGGACCTTACGAGGGAGCGCGCAGATGGACATAATTGTCCCGGTACCAGCGATTACGGATTTGTGGAGCAATGTACCCTTAGCTCTTAAGAGACGCCTGGTATGAGAGGTGGAGTGCTATTTAGCACAGGAGGCAGGCTCGAGTGCCACCTTTAAGACGTAGAGATGCGTTAATAGGTTTGGGCCTGTGGGTAATCGCGCGCAAGAGACCGAGGTATCTTTTGCATGTTAAATCATATACCTTACTAATAATAAAAATAATAAAAATAACAGAAACATGAGGAGAAAAACAAACAATGCTCGACGAGTTAGCGCTCCAATCGCTAACGGATTGAGAACATCTGGGGGGAGGCCCCAGATGACACCAGCAGGAGCAGGTTCTACTAGAGTTAGGCATCGCGAGTTTGTCCAGAACATCACTTCAGACCACACTTTCGGTTCTGAATTGCTTGCGCTTGGCATTAACGTTGGAGACACTAAGACGTTCCCGTGGCTATCGAAGATTGCCAACGGATATGAGCGATACTGTGTCCACTCAATGACGATCAGCTATGAACCTTTCGTGAGCACCACTGAGACTGGAGCAATTTTGATGTTAGCCGATTATGATCCCAATGATCCGCCCCCTACATCTAAAAGCAATATGCTTAACAGTATGGGAGCAAGCCGATCAGCGGTGTGGATGAACACAACCATGCCTTTGGATCGTAAGGAGCTCAGTTACGATGATCATCTATTCGTTCGACATCAGACTCGAGAAACACTCACGGAAAATCTCAAGCTATACGATGTGGGCACTGTCTTTGTGGGAGTGACCGATAATGAACCTGTAAGCGGCACCAAGCAATACGGAGAGGTGTGGATCACTTATGATGTCACACTCATGGTTCCAGCTTTCCACACATCAAATCCCAATTCTGCCGAAACTAAGGTGAATGGAGCGATAGCACCTGACTTCTTAGGTGGTATCCAATCGTCAAATAGGGCTGCGATGAAGGATGGCTCAGCAGTGAATTTCAGCACTGCTCATAATGGTGATGATCAAGTCGCCATAACATTCCATGAACCATTTACTGGATTGTTATATATGGAACAGAGTGGATATGCATTAGATGATACAACACATGTTCAACTCGAACCGGAAACCAGCCCCACAGATGGTTGGATCTCCAAGTTGGCGAAACTAGGAGGAATCACGGCGGACTATTTCTTCCAAGAAAATACTTGGAAGTACTTGATGGAGGTAGTCGCTGATGCCGGGGAGAGTATTGTTTTCTCAGCACTAGGTGTGGGTGCTGCAGATATAGCAACTTGGATCGGAGAGGTCGCTTGGTTATTGGCTCCATATGCTGAGACTCTAATGTTTGCACCGCTACTTGTACTTAACAAAGCGAGTGCTATTGATGTTAGAGCTCGGCTACAGGCGAGGAGCCTTAACGGCATACTGCCTGCTAATGAGGTGTTGCCAAGGTTGGATTGGGTTCTTCAACAGAGTAACCAGGATCCAGAGGAATGATCCCGTAAAAGGGGGCGGACAGACACCGCCTTACCAAATGTGGCCTAGGTTAGCCAGCAGTCGAAATAACCGATGTAGTGTAGATAATAGACCGAGAAGATGTGCAGGCCAACCAATCTTTAATTGATCACCCGTTGCGTTAAATGTTCGGGAAACCGCATATATCTTGAGTCCATGTTAGACAGTATAGCTTTTGATCTGAAAATCCCGAGGATAGGCATAGGGGCGCAGCAAGAAGCCTGTAAGCCAGTCCCCATGATGGAACCATGATTCTGGAGCGTTTGAGTTGGCGCTCTTTACGGACGGCCCTCGTGTCGAAAGGCGTAACCGGATAGTGGGAAAGTTGTGGAGGACACCATGCTGAGGACCCAAGTGGTAGAGAAGTAGGACAATTGGGAAGCCTGCGTTGGGCAACAAAGCCGGCCTAGTCAGCCGCGTTGATCGATGGATTGGGTGCACGAGTGGAGTAGCGCTGAAATGGAAAATGACCTTAGTGTGTGAGTATCCCGCTCTCACAGCCAGACAAATCTGGTTCAACAAAGGGCTAGCTTGTAGCCTTGTACAAGTGGCGGATGGAGACCGAATCTTAATAAAATCCTGGAGCTGACCAAACTTCAGCTAGCTGGTTGATCACCAGCATGCCATCGTATAATTGGGTGGTAATCGCACATTACCTGCGTGCGTTGAAATAATACCGGGTAGCGCCGGATCAGGATGGAAT